GTCAATAACCTGATTATTGCTACCTGTAGTATTGGTAATAAGAATAACAGAGCCGAGTGTCCAGAAGATTATTGTAGGACTATTTGTTCCTCCTCGCCATTCTGCGCCGTAGATTACTTTATCAGTACTAATATTGATGGAATATTTATCTTCAAAAAACAGAAATGGGCAGGTTATGTTTGTTTTTTTATTTAATTTTTCTTGTGATGCTGAAGACCATCTAACAAGCCCATTGTTGCCGTAATAAAATAATCTGTTTCCAACGTAGAGCATTCCTCCCGTTGCTTCTTTAAAAATAAAATTATCTTCTGTAGGTATTGGTTGTTTAAATTCTTCATTTTGGTTTTTCACTGGATCTGCTTTAAATTTTACTGTCCAGAACTCACCGGTATCTTTCTTTGCTAGAATAGTAGAGATTGCTTCGTTGCTATTGATATCCAAGTAGTTTTTCATACCTAAAGACAATATTAACTCTGTTTTAACATTATTAATAATGCTTATTACTACAACAAATTGTGTCAAGGTATTGGTAGGATTAGTGAATTTCTTAAAATAAGTTAAGGTTTGACCACCAATATTGTTATAAGTAGCATCTATTACGCTATATTTATGTTGTTGAGTAACAAGAGAAACTCCAACTAAAATGTGTTTATTTCCATCACTATCATAGTATATAAGAACTGCGGTCGGAGTAGAGCTAGGTGGCAACAGTTCAGGTATAGTCTGTATATATATTACATAATTTTTCATTCCACCGATATTCTGAGGTTGACCTCTAAAAAATCTGACCCATTGTCCCTTGGTGCAGTAACTTCCTTGAAAAGGAGAACCATCACGGAGTATCCCCGGCTTGTAGATAATAGGAAACATCTGTTTTTGCGTAGCCATAAATTACCCTACATCTCTTTTTACGCTGCGATCAATGTAACGATCTTTTGTCAGGTTATTAGCAGCAGTTAAGCTTTCCTGATATAATTTTGTATAGACGGGCATTCTCTGATCGTCCTTTAAATAAATAAGAGCCTCTAAAAAGGCGGCATAGAATAGAAGATCAGGGTAATAGTCTGTTAGTATGTTTGTTTGATTCTCATTTGTAATTAGGTTAGGTCTTCCTATGTAGGTTATTTGGTAATTATATTCTTTATCCGGGGTTGGAACGATCAAATAATATTTATAAGGACTTACGTTTTCTTGTCCCGGTTGATAATCTGAGTAAAATAGGGGAGGATTAGCCGCGTCGCTTAAATTAACATTTGGCCAATAATTTATACAGAACTCATAGCTTCTAGGAAACAGGACAACGTTATTTATAAAAAAGTTATCTACCTCACCATAAATTATTGAGATAGTTTCCTGCCAATCAGCAGGTTTTTCAATAGTGGCATTATTTACCTGAAACTTTTTAAGCTGTGTGGTTTTTTGAAAACCTGTGGTATTTAGCTCCTTCCAGATTTTTTGCTGTCCCATCTCAATAAAATAGGGGATGGAGGCAGCAAATTCAATGCTACCTCCTCTATTGGCATAAGCTATTATCTGGTTAAAGAGAGTAGTATAATTCATTTACTAATAAGCTTTTTAAGCTGAGGTAATTGTCTGCCAGGCATTTTTATAGGTTCTAAGAACTGTGTTGGTAACATCAAAATAAGTGAACCCATTTACCTGGTTGGTAGCTACTTCAACGTTTCCTCTTGGCCCAGACGGATATACAAAAGGTGCTCCGTTAGTAAGACCGACCCCTGTAGCAGTCGTAGCAACAGTAAATAGAGTCATCCACTGGGTATTGATATACCCTCTGACCTGGTTATTGGTTGTATCATTATATATAAATCCGTTTACCTGATTAGCAGGTACCTCAACTGCAGCTCTTGTGCCTGATGGAATGGAAAAAGGAGATGAAGATAACCCAACTCCTGTAGCAGTACTTATATTTGTTGTAACACTTTCCCATATTCCGTTTCTAAACATTTGTAATTTATCAACGCTGATATTAAAGATGATAGTTCCTTCCTTTATTCTAACTGTTGCTCCATTTACTACGTAAGGAGTAACGTTTTGTAATAAATCTCTCTGAGCGGTAGTAACATTGCTAACGGCAAAGGTAGCATTAGGATTATTAGTCCCTGTGGTTTGATCACTGGTAATAGTAAGACCGCTTAAAGCGGTAATATTTGATAAGTCTGCCATATGTTTCCTTTTTCTTTTTTATTATAACATATAAGTCTTGTAACTCTTAAAAATCGTGTAAATGGGTTGTTCTTAAAAATTACATTTTTGGATAAAAGCCTGAATCTTTAAAGCGTCTTGTTGATATTGCTGCTCTGCCGCAGTTTTTATATAACTTAAAAAGTCAGCAGTAGTACTATCGAGTTCGGTATCTTGAGCAGGATCATAAATCGTGTTAAAACGATAATAGAATAAATCCTTATTACTTATTTTAGCTCCATATAAGGATAACCAGGTTAGCATTTTATTTATTGCTTCTTGCGGGCCGCTGACGCCTAAGGATATTAGATCAAGTAGCAAATAAACATTCTCAAAATTAGGAAGTATTGAGTTAACTATTTCTTCAGCTTTTGACTTGGTGCAATTCTTTTGTAATACCAAAAACTCTCTAAACTCATTTAAATATTTTTGGACGGCTTCAGGAGGGGGAACAGGTACAGGATCAAATAATCCAATTGTCCCAAGACCTGTCCCAACCGACAAAACACAAATACGATTAGTTGAAGGATTAAGAGCGTTAGTTAAAGCATATTCTAAAGCGCTTGGGTTATTCTGGAACACTCCTCCGTCAATGAATTTAGAATTTGGCGTTGTAACTTCTGGAATATTTACCGCCGGAAAATAAATAGGAGCGGCACTTGTTGATAAAGCTACGTCCTGTACTAGGTAACTTTGACCTTCAAGTCCGCTAAACCCCGTATTGGAAAATAATACTGGGCGATAGGCTTTAACATCAGTCCCAACATCAGGTATTTGTGTTGTGTATATTTCAACGCTGGGAATTAACACATTGGTCTTTAGTTGAAACATTCTACTTTGACCGAATTTTGTATTTAGCAGGGCTTTTAAATTGCTATTCTGATACCATGTCTGGTCGCCATATAGGATAGTATTAATTTTCTGCAAAGTTGAGACTGGAGGATAAAAAATGCTATTTGGGTTGTTACTGCCGTTGTTTAGAGGGTTTTGTTGGGCTAAAAACAATTCAATCATATCATCGGGACTATAACCGCTTGCATATGCTAAGCCTTGAATACCTCCAATACTTGTTCCGCTAATTATACTAAAATATTCATAAAGTTTATTGCCCGGAATACCTGCATCTCGACAGAAGAATTTCATGAAATAAGCAGAAAACAATCCTTTCATACCTCCGCCGTCAAAACAAAGAACTCTGTCAACTTTACTGCTCATCTGAGTTTAATTCTGTAATCCTGTTACGTTGTCAAAAGGAGGAATTAAAGCCTCAATGGAATTACAGTCAGCAATGAGAGTATTTAAAATGGTTATTAAATCAGACCCTTTAGGACTGCCGCTAGGTACTTGAGCAATTAGATTCTTACTATCAACGATTGTTTGATTTACAGAGGACTGCAATGCTAAATACCAAGCTTTTTGAGTTATGGGATCGGCACTGCTGTAATACCCAAAAAGATATCCTCCGTTTTGGTTAACGCATTGCACATCATAAGGTATACAGGCATATAAAACAGGCTCACTAAAGACCTGCCCTACTACACTATTAAAGTATGATAAATCTACTTGTGTTTGAGTTACGACTTTTAGTTTTGGTAAATTTTGAACACTCATGTTTGTCTCCAATTTGTTTTATAGTTTTAAAATGTTTTTGCTGAGTATATCATCTCCACCGACAGGACCCGACATCAGAATAAAAAACATGTAATTCTAAGAATGAATCCCCTTCTAGAAGATTACTTATTCCTTCATTAACGAGCGATAAAGGCTTGTTAATTACTGAATCTGATAATTTAGGAGAGCAATTGCTTATATTTATTACTAAGAATTGATTTTCTACGACATCTAGGAATCCGGTTGTTGGAACTTGTCCGAACTCAATATTGCCGACTTTGATTTTTAAGAGAGAATCATTACAGATATATGGATGTTCTACTGGCCAGTTTCTAATTACAATTCTATGCGGAATTATTGCGTGTAAAGGTTCGGCATATAAAATATCGTAAGGTTGTTCCTTTAAGTTTAACAATTCCTTAGAAAAGACTGTTTTATTTATATATCCGTAATTAACTATCATTTAATTTCCTCTTTTTATCGGTCTTGATAAGCGATGTTTTTTTAGTTTGTTTTCAAGAATATCTACTCGTTTTAAGGTGTTTTTTAATACCACCATTGATAATTCAAAAAGTTTGTTTTTGGTAACTGACGGGCAGTTTTCAAAAGTGCCGTAAGCAAAGCCATTGTTTGGTAGTTTTGTAGAACAGGAAATTGTTAATCGTTTTTGGGTAGTTTTTAAAATCTCTACTTCAATTGATTTGTTAAGTAAAATTAACTGTAGTTTACTCCCTTCAATATTGGTTAATTTTTCTTTAAATACCAATTCATAGCTACATGAAGTTATCTGTTTAATTAGGCAGGGTTGTAATATGTTAGGGACAAAACTTTTGTCCTCTAGAACATAATCAGGTAAAAT